AGTGCAGAGCTTGTGATCCAAAACAGCGAGAAGTACGCGCTCACTGGCAACAAGTTCTCGATCTTCTCGGCGAGCGCCGGGGCGAAGTCGCTGCAGCATCCGGTGGTCTTTGCCACGCCTGTGACGGTCCACAACCGGATCAAGCGTTTTGGCAATCAGTTTGCTATGATCATTATTGACGAGTGTCACGGCATCACACCGACGATCCGCAAGATCGTATGGGCTATGCGGGAACAAAACCCCAATATCCGCGTTGTTGGTATGACGGCCACGCCCTATAGGATGGGCACAGGGTATATTTTTGCCCAATGGCCGAACGGTAATCCCGTTCCCGAACGGGAAACAAGTGATCCTTATTTTGCCGTTTGTGTCGATCGCATTACTGCTCGGGAACTTATTGATAAGGGTTTTTTAACCAAGCCGGTCATTGGTAAAATTCATGCCGAGAGTTATCATACGCTGGATATGAAGTTGAACAGCCGAGGGCAGTTTGACGCGGCTGATGTCGATCGGGCATATGTAGGGCTGGGCAGGACAACGTCCGACATTATTGCAGACGTGGTTGCACAGGCCAGAAACAGGCAGGGAGTGATGATCTTTGCGGCGACCGTGCAACATGCCCACGAGTGCTTTGCCAGCCTCCCACGGGAGCTTTCTGCGATCGTTACCGGTGACACACCAAGAGAAGAGCGCGCAGACATTATAGCTCGGTTCAAAGCGCGCGAGATCAAGTACATCGTGAACGTGTCGGTGCTGACGACCGGTTTCGACGCACCACATGTGGATTTGATTGCAATGCTACGGGCGACGGAATCCGTAGGTCTATTGCAGCAGATCATCGGCCGCGGTTTGCGTATTAGTGACGGCAAGGATGATTGTCTGATCTTGGACTATGCCGAAAACATTGAGCGGCACTGCCCGGATGGCGACGTATTCAATCCTGAAATTACGGCCGTCAAAAAAGGCGCCGACGTCACTTACATTAAATGCACTTGTCCAACATGCGAGGCTGAAAATGAGTTTACTGCAAGGCCGAACCCCTCAGGTTTCAAAATTAACGCTAGTGGGTATTTTTGCGATCTCGACGGTAAACCAATTCCGTCAGAACATGGGGACGTCCCGGCACATTACGGAAGACGGTGCGGTAGTCGAGTATTGGTTGCGGGACAGCTTTTGCAGTGTAGCTATAGGTGGACCACGAAACAGTGCCCGCACTGTGAGGCCGACAACGATATAGCGTCAAGGTATTGCAGTGAGTGCAAAGGCGAGATTGTCGACCCAAACGAGAAGCTTGTTGCTGCGTTTAAAGAGATGAAGGCAGACCCTACGCGGCGGCAGACGGATGTTGTGACGGGCTGGGAGGTCAATAACACCCTCAGTCAGTCTGGGCGCGAGTGCTGGCGAATCAATGTTACCACGCCTTATCGATCGTTTGTGTTCTGGGTGTTTAAGGCGCCTACGTGGTTTCAAGGTTACACAGATCGGGCCGCGTTTTTGGCGCTTGGCGGAAAGAAGCCGGATACCATTACTTATGCTAAAGACGTAAGCACAAAGTTCTATAAGGTATTTGCATACAATCGGAGAGCAGATGAAATTCCCGCATGATATCCCAGTATTTGGCGACATGAGCTATCGCGGCGAGTGCCCATCCGAATCAATGGAGCAGGTTACGTTTTTTAATAGGTTGCGTAAGGATTATCCTGATTCGTGGGGGCTTATCGCATTCCATCCAAGGAATGAGGGCAAGCGCAGCTGGACGAAGGCGGCATTTGAGCGAGCCGAGGGTATGGCCAAGGGGGCATCGGATGTTATTATTCCTGCGTCACCGTCATTTGTTTGTGAAATAAAACGTCGAGATCATACCAAGTCATCATGGCAAGATGGGCAAAAGGAGTTCTTGAATGTCGCGAAGGAAAAAGGCGCTTTTGTCTGCGTCGCGCTCGGATGTGAGGCAGCTTGGTCTGCTTTCTTACAGTATTTGGCCGAACAAGGTCAGGCCTAGTACGGCGATCGATGCGGTTATGGAGGGCGCGGAACGCCTCGAAGACCAATCCAAAGCCATGCAGTCAGTGATTTCGTTTTATATTTATTTGGAAGCCAAGAAAGTTATGGCTGGCAAGAACAAGGAGCAAAGAAAAAAATTGTTAGATAAGCAGCCGGAGCTTGTCCGGCCGCATATAGAAAGAGAGGTTAAAAGATTATGGAACCGAGACAAATAGCTGAATTTATTGCATTTTTTTGGGCAATTGGATTGATAGGGTATATCTTAAGAATTATTTTATGCAGGGGTATTGACGGGTAAAAAACTATCCTCTATACCTATGTCCATCAGCGCGGTGCTGATTAGATTTTAGATGGAGAATACAGATGTTGAACCGCTCTCTCGCCGACCAGTACTACGATCTCGACCAAGCTGAAAAAGCTGCTGCAGACGCCAAAAAAGCTCTCAAGGCTGAGATCGTAGCCCTCGGCACCGACCTCGTGTCCGGTGATGAAGTTGACGTCAAAGTCAACCTTTCCCAGCGTTCTGTCATGGATTTTGACAAGCTGTTTGCCACCTACGGCATCACCGAAGAGCAGTTCAAGCTGTTCTCGGCATGCACCAAGGAAGGCAAGCCCTTCGAAGTTCTCAAGGTTGTGTGCAAAAAGAAGGAGGCAGCGTAATGCTGCCTTCCCCTTACTACGAAGCCATTTTTTACAATGGCCTCAATTCATCAACCAAGTTATTGTGGATTAAACTGTACCTTATGTACGGTTATGACCAGTTCTCTGGTTCTTATGAGGAAATGGCTGAAGAGGTACACAGCAAGCGATACACGGTGCGCGCTCAGGTATGGATGTTAAAGGAAGTCGGCGCGATTGAGACTGAAGATTATTATCATTCAGATGGTCAAAATGGTCAGGCTGGTCAGACTTTCCGCCTTATTGATCCGAAGAAATGGAGTTAAAGATGCCTAATTTATTAGATTACGAGCGCCTCGTGCGCCAAGTTGCCGATCTAAATGTCGAGCTAGCCATGTTGAAGGGCAAGCACAGCGATCGAACTTTGGAGGATAAAAGGTGGGACATCATCGAGGAGCAGCCTCTGAGGGGCACGGTAACGGAGGAAAAGCGCCTTCGCAAAGTGATACGGGAATGGGAAGAGCGTTACGATATATTAAACGAGCTTTTCATTCGCCAGTCGACTGGTCAAAAAGATTTGGATTGGCACAAGGTGATATCCGATCGGAAGTACAGATCACAACAGAAGAAGCAGACCTTCTATACAAGAATCAAAGCCTCATGGGCTCTGATATGGGGGCCAAAATGATTGGCCAATTAAGATTAATAGAACCATTAAAAGAGGATACATCGATGCTGCTCACTAAACGCGAAAAAACTCATGGGGTATATCGGGATAACGCCAGCCTCAGTCAGTCCATTAAAGATGTTCTCCGCAGCGGTAAAAATTGGGAAAGCTTAACGGATGGGCAGAAGGAAGCTTTAGAGATGATAGCGGTTAAGTTGTCACGCTTGTTGACAGGTGATGCTAATTTCCGCGATCATTGGGACGATATTGTGGGTTATGCACAGCTTGGTGGTCAAGGATCGCCCGTTAACATGCCTACCATCTCAAATGACCTGCAAGAGGCTATGGGGCAATGAAAACACACGGAGTTAACTGGTTGGGGCCATACGCCCCAACCGACCGCCATGCGGATGATAGGACGATTGACCACATCATAGAGCTTAGAAAAAAGCTTGCGGAGGCCGAGCGCCAGCGGGACAATGCTCTCGACATGCTCATGCATTACTACAAAATGTTGAAGGAAAAAGATGTACCAGATAATGGGTGAACAGCGCGGTTTCTTATCCCGCGGGTCTATGTTAATAGATAATAATATGGAAAGAGAAGAGGCCGAGTACATGCTTGGCGAATTAAAGAATGAATTGCCGCTTTGGCAATTTTGGTTGGTAGAGCAGGAATTTGTAGATGAAAAAGTACAACAGGGTATTCGTCCCCAACCCGAACTTTCGGTTTGACCCAGAAGAACTGGCGAATCTTGGCTCATCGATCGTTTACGTTTGCGACTTACCCATGTTTGATAATCTTGCCGGGGATGACAACATCCACCGTTTTGAACACCGTGTGGCGGAGCGTCTGGCAGACTTTGATCCAAACGAAGACGTCATTGCGTACTACGGCGACATCATGATTTTTGCCATGATGGTAATGTACTTATCGGATAACTTTGATGCGTTTGATGTAGCCCGCTATTCGACTAAACAGCAAGGCTACATCATTCGCGAATTGTCTTACAGAAAGTTTATTCTGTAGGAGTTTCTGCAGCAGGCGCTGGCGCAGGCGTGGCAGCGGCTTCAATCTGAGGTTTTGCTTGGCCATGTAGCAAGTTAATAACTTCTGCCACTTCGGCATATGCGCCTGCGCCAAGATGTTTCAAGATAGCGTTGACGTGTGCAACGGTCAGTTTTAGATCAAGTTCAAGATTTTCCATCATTTACCCCTATTTGCTATTTCCAAGGCTTTGGCGACGGTAGTGTCGTCCAAATTCAACAAAGGCTCAGTCTGTTGAGCCTGTTTCTTTCTAATCTTTTCAGACAACGCAATCAAGCGATGGGCCTCGGCCTTAGCGTCTTTTTTGACAGCGCCGCCCGTCTTGCGACCGATCCGGCCGCCTGCTGCGTGTTGTCCGGTATCGTATAAAGATGTAGGTAACTGCTCAGTAGCCTTCATAACAGCATACGGAACGGCTGCCCTGACAGCACCAGCGCCAAGCGGATTAATGGTTTGGGCGCCGATAAGGGGTGCGCTTTTTTGAATTGCTTTGCCAATGACTTTTTGGCCCGTTGTGGGGGCATATTGAGATAAAGGTCGAGCAATGTTGCGCGCGCCATAAGCCCCAGCCAAAGACCCCATACCAGCGGCGCCCATTGTTTTTAATGGCAAGCCACCAAGAAGAGCCGATTCGGTGAGTGCCGCAATTGGTTCAGCAATTGTAACCGGAGCAATGTTGGTCCCCGCCTTCTGAGCAAATGTATCAAGTTTGCTACCAAGGGGGACGCCGTCTGATGTAGCCCGTCCAAGAGCGTTAATTTTTTCAAATGTGTCTCGCGCAGGACCGCTGCCAAATAGCAAGTCTTTGCCAGTGGGGTGCAAAGCATCATTGTAGAATTTATTGAAATTTCCAAACGAGAATTGGCCGCCGGGGGCAAGTGTATTCGCGTATGTTTTCCCGACAAGGCTCCATGCGTCTGGATCGTAATTGTTTACCACCTGCTGCAATGGAGATAAGGCAGCTATGTTTGGTTTTTTAGCAGATGCTGCAGATACAATATTGGAATAAATATCAGATGACTTTTTCCCATTAGGAACCTCGGGACCGCCTTTTGTATTGCCAACTGTTTTTAAAATATTGTCTCGCAAATTGTACAGTTTTTGAGCATTAGCATTAGCGGTTGCAAGATTTTGAACAGCTTGAGGACCGCCAACGAGTTGCGCGTAAGCTTCCATGTCTTTAGAAGCTGCATTCCGCAATTGGCCAAGGATTGTATCATTTAATCCTGCGGTTCCCGGCGTGCGATTATAAGGGTCTCTTTGCTCATCAATAATTTGACGCAAAGCGTGGATTTGGTCAAAAGTAAGACCTTCTTCTTTTCCAAGGGCTTTGGATACTATTGCCAATGTTGGATCAATATTTGAAACCTCTCCAATTGATGAACTGCGGGCAGCCTCAACTGCATTGCGAATATTTGCAATGTCCATTTTTTGTGATGAATTAGATAGATTGGAAACAGGTTTATAAAAATCGTTCATTTGAAAACGGAAACCCATTGGGTCTTGATCGTCTTGTAACCATTTACTAACTGCCGATCGAACAGCTTCACCGGCTTTTTCTGGATCGGCATCACCTGCAACATCTGAAACCTTGCTGCCAAGTTCAGAAAGAGTGCGAGCAGATGCCTTTGGCACTTGATTAAAAAAATCAAGTTTTGAAGCAACGCTTACTGGCGTTGAAAGACCTGTAGCCGCACTTGGCAAAGAAACGCCTATGTCATGTGCAAGGCCGCTAGCTATTGCCGCGCTATCTGCGCCTCCAGTAAGGGCATGAACGACGGGATCGGCGACTTTACCAGCGATTGAGCCAATAGTTTTACCGGCCGCACCTAATACCATAGGCGCAACTTTAGCGCCGATAGCACCTGCCGCCGCTCCGCTAAGTTTATCGGCTGCCGTGTCACCTTCAGACGAGCCATAAATAGCCCCTTGAGTTACAGGGTTGGCAAGAACATCTGCCGCTTTACCAGCAAGCTTAGAGCCTCCCGCAACGCTTCGTAATCCTGCGCCCGCAAGGCTGCCAATGTTGCCCGATTCTGCGAGTAGGCCAGCGCCAGCCAACTCTTCCGGCCCAGCGACAACGGCGTTAATTGCTGCAGGAATAGCGGCACCAACCATACCAGCGCCATACGCGTAAGGATGTTGGCTCCAAGCTTCCTCGTTAGCCGCTTTTTGTTTAGCAAGCTCGCTAATATATTCTGGGTTGTCGCTGCCCGGTAAATGGCCAGTTTTAATCGCGGCGATTAATTGCGGCGAATATCCCAATGCAAATGCATTTCCGGCGCCACGACCAAATGATTCAAGCCCGCCGATCTCTGGCTTTTTCGTATCTGGTAAATCGCTAGCGGGAACAAGATTGCTAGGCAAATCGCTTTGCGGGACCAAATTGGATGGCAGATCGCTTGCGGGAACTGGCATTATTGATACTCCCACTGACCATTGCGGAATACGATAGGCTTGCCGCTCTTAGAGGTAGAGGTTGAACCTTCCACTATACCAGTTGGAGCAGACCCAGCAGCTGGTCTACTTTGCTTTTCAACTTGATCAGCAAACTCATCGAAAGGAATCTGGCTCATAAACTTTTCTTGATACCCCGGTACGTCAAATCCTTCTTTTTGAGGATTGTACCCTTGATACATTTGTTGCTGATACATAACAGCAGCCTTTGCCCGAGCGAGAAGGTGGTGAACTGTTTCAGGTTGTGCGGTTGGGCGAGCAATTTGTGCGGCAATTGCTTCAAGTTCAGCTTTTGGTGCGCCGGGCGGCATATTGGCAAGTTGTTGTGTTATCAAGGCCGATGCACCCTTCTGTGCAGTTTGGAAGTCTGCAGCATCACTATTATGCAATTCTGGAATATTATTTTTTGGATCAACCACACCCATAAGTGTTGAGAACGCAGCCCTTGAAGGGGCGTCTGCGCCAGCTCTAAATTTGGAATAAATATCTTCCATATCTTGAAGATTTTTCTGAATGGTAGGGGCGATTTGAGTAAACTTAATTTTATTGTTTACGAAGTCTTTAGAGGCTTCCATCTGCTGTTCAGCAAACGTGCCTTGCTGACCAGCTGCAATAGCGCCCGGGAGGTTGATGCGGTTGCCGTTCACATCTGTCGTATATCCATGAGTTTCAATCTCGTTTAAACGAACTCTCATGTTGTCGACGATATTTTTTACGTTCGCATCTACGGATGTACCGTTTTTTTGAATTGCAGCCTGCAAAGAAAGCGGGTCACTCATGGCAGGAATTTGCACTCCATTACGGTTAACTATAGCAGACTGCATTTGAAGCAAGCTCAATGCCTGAGGCATAGATGTGCCAGTATTGGTTGATTGAGCCGCTTGGCCACCAGAAGGAAGATAGCCCTTATAACCAACCATATTGGCATAATCTTGCAGCGATACGTTTTGTCCAGTCTGGGCATTATATGCCTGTAGGCCGCCTGCAAGTTTGTTGAGGGTATCAATTTGACGTTGCTGCACAACAGGCTGGAGGGCCTGACGTTCGAGCATTTGGTTCTGTACATCTTCGTAGCTCTTAGCGCCTGCACCAACGCCCTGCAAGAGCGCGGCACCAAGATAACGGCTATTGGAGCCAGCCATAGCGCCGAGGCCTGACAGGAGTGGCACAAGGAATTTCTCGCTTGTGAGCGTATCGCCAAGGGACTTGGGTTGCTCTTCGCCGGGCACGGCAAAACCTTGCTGTCCTGTAGCGGCCTGAGCATTCATAGCACTCGG